CACCAGCTCCATCTAAAGTTGTATCAGCAGCTGCATTGGTTGCTGTTCTATAAGCATTTAATGTAGCAGATGGTGATTGATAACCATATACTGTGATGGTCTTTGTAACAGTAGTACCAACTGCACCTCTGCTATCTTTTGCATAAGCTGTCAAAGTATAAGTATAGTTGCTTGTGTTGGATGGTATGGTTTTAGATATTACTGTGCCACTTGCACTGTTACTGGATGCTGTAGCCAGATCACCATGTGATGCTGAGAAATAAGTAATAGTACCACTTGCTCCATAGCCAGGTGTAGCAGTAAAACTGCTCTGTACTTTTGAGTATCCTGCAACCGGCACAGTGATGCTGTTATGTGGTGTATAGTTTATGCCTATATTGCCAAGTGTGCATGATGGCTTTATTGATGTTGTGTTTATCGTGATAGTAGCACTAGCTGTCTTACTGCCTACCAGGTTAGTGCAAGCACTATTGCTGTAGGTTGTTACTGTAATATTTAATGAGCCACTGACCTGAGTAGGTAAAGCATTAAGCAATGTTTGATTGCTTATTGTAAAACTCTGTGTAGTGTTATTTATCCTAGTTGCACCACTTGTGTTGGTTGTACCGTTTAACTCCCAAGCAATGATGTGGTAAAAGTCAGCCTTTGATGTAATACTGTAAGAAATACTGCCAGTTGTATTACTGATGGTGTAGTTACTTACAGATATATCACTGGCTCTTGGTATTGTTGTAGGTTGCACTGTTCCACTCAGTGTGTTTTCTTTTGGCACATATCCATAAGCAGTAGTATTAGGTGCAAACCTTGCAGAAACACTAAGGGAAAGTGTACCATCTCCCAAGTGCTCAACATTATCAGTCCATGTGCCTATCAATGTTTTATTGCCATTTGTAGGAATACTGGCAACTGTGGTTGTTTTCTTCAGTACACCACCTACTGTAATATAACTTGCAGGTGTTGTGAAGCCACTAAACCCCCATCCATTTCTGCCTAAAGCATAATGGTTAACAGTAATATTAGTTGTATTGTTAGGAGTAGACTGGCTGTTTTGTATTACCTCAAGGAAAAACTGGTAAGCATTGTTATTACCATTTCTGTCAGCCACATATTGGTTTATATCAAGTAATGGCATAAAATACCCCCTTAATTATGTCTAGTAAAGGATAGATGCTTGCCACTATCCCAAGTAAAAACTCTCCATCTGTTAGCAGGCACATTAGCATCACCAATGGATAAACCACTAGCTCCCAAGCCATCATCTGTGCTCAACCAAGCCAGTTTTTTGTCACTATTGTTGTAAAAAGCAAGCTGTGTAGGCTCAAGCACTGCTGTAATAGTATCTGTGTTTCTGCCTATCTCAAGCCCTCTTGTAGTTGCTCTTATGTACGTTTCTAAAGTTGCTATCTGTGTGCCTTGATCTGAGATAGTGCTTTGCACATCCTGGATAGTTAGGGTAATGTCACTTGCTGTCTGCTGTATTGCTGTAGATAACTGTGAAACACTGCCACTTAAATCTGCTTGTGTTTGTGTGACTTGTGACTGTATACCCTCTAGGCTTATGCTCAGTGTTGATATACTGGTATCAATAGCATCAGCTCTCTCTTCAACGCTTGCTACTGTGGTCTGCACTACACCCATTTCTCTATCCAATGTTTGTGTAACACTTACCAGCTTGTTATTGCTTAAGTTGAGTGATGATATATCACCAATATTATCTGCTATGGTTTTAGAGATAGTGTTTTTAGGGTTACCAATCTCTATCTCTGTATATCTGTTTCTTAGTACATCCCATGTTGTCTTTACTACCTTAGCATCAAACTGGATGCCTAAAGGCTCATAAATAACATGGATGGTATCACAGAGATTTACTGTTTCTAGTGCACCAATATTTTCAAACCTTTCTATCCCAGTCAGATCAACAAAGGATATTTTGATATTGGTATTAGGCAAGCCCACACCTGCTCTGCTAATATAGTTTTGCCCTGCTGTTTCTAGCTCAGCAGATGTTGGCATTGTTTCATACTCAGCAGATAAGTCTAAAATCTCTGTCCTATGTATTGGATAATTGCTTGCATACTGTGAGTACTGTATAGCACCATGTATGCTTATTGTATTGTCTTGGTTATTCCATACTGGCAATACTCCAGTTATGGTATCTTCTATGCTTTTCTTTTCTTCAATATCTGTGATGTTTTTTCTGTATCTTAGATATACTCCATTATCAGCACCTCTACTGAGTGTGATAAAGGTGTTAAAGTTATCCCAAAGATACTCAACACCGGTTGAGCCACTGAAAACATCCAACACTGAGCCTTGCATACCACCTAAACACTTTCTCATAGATGCAGGTGTTGAAAGGTTAAATGTTGATACCTCATTGGTCAGATCAGTGGTGAAAGTAAATATATTACTCTCTAGTGAGTTGTCTACTAAGCCTTGCATAGTGGCAGTGATGCCAGTAGCAATAAAAGGCTCAATAGGTACATAGCTCTGTCTGTATGAAATGTGGTTAGCGTTAACTGTCACTCTTTGATTTATAGGTTTACTTATAGAGTAAATCTCAAAAGCCTGCCTTTCTTGTGACTGGTTAGGCTTAACAACAATGATTTTTGATACTTCTAACTCATCATAATGCACACCAGTAGTTGGATATACCAACACTAGCTCATAAACTCCATTTCTCTCTTCAGTGACCTGGCAGCTTATTGTATCAGCCAATCTGCCTATGCCATTAGTGCTGAAGGATGTGGCATTGCTTGCAAACAAAATTGGTATCATGCTATCACCTACAACTTCCAATAATTAGGCACAATACTAAGAGCCATTGTAGAGCCTATCTCATTATTGCCTTTTACTAACATTGGAAAGTCATTGATCTCAACATCATTATTTTTGTTAGTAGTGCCATAGTAGCATTGCATTGTCTGTGAGTTTATTGTTACTGGTGCACTAAGCACCTTGATGGTACAACCATTAAAGTATATTGAGCCAGTGGTTGTTACTGTTATGACTGGCTCACCATTATAGGTACTGCTGATTGTAGCTGCATTAAGTTTTGGTAAAGTTGCATCATTGGTAGTTGCAGATAAACTCATGGTGTTATTTGCAACTAGGTATCTCTGTGGGAAGCAGTCAAAGGATATAACAGCCTTGCCATACTTATATAACGCTGTAAGCGTGTACTGTATGCTGTCATAATAACAAGCTATCCTAAAACTATCTGTATTGATAGTATCACTGAGCTGGTGGTAACCTTGACTATCTAAAAGCCAGTTTCTAATAGCATCTGCATTAGTCTGTGTGCTATTTGTCAGTGCTATTTCATAGCTCACAATAATGTTATTATATGTGCCACTGTCTATAAACAAGTCACCATTTCTGTAAGGTATCTGTATTTTTTCAACCCTTCTAGATGGTGCATTATATGGGTTTACAGCAGTTACCAATAAACCATACTCAGCTGAGCTGTGACCATTAAAAGTGAAGTGATTAAGCATATTATCTCCAACTCCTCTCAATAGCACTGGTTTGCATCTGTAGTTTATTCATAACCAGGTCTGCTGTTTCTTGTGCATTAGTTGCTTCATTTACCACTATGTTGATTGTAGTGCCACTTGTGGCTGATCTAATAGCATTGAGCAAGTTATTTTCACCAATTATAATCTCTCTACCGGCTTCACCACCTGCCATAAAATTGCCATTTTTATCCATCCCAAAGATAGTAGGCTTATCAAGTACCATACCTTCCATGCCTTTTGAGTACCACTCAATGCCAATGGATGGTGTAGTGCCACTTAATAAGTCTGTGAGCTTCCAACCTTTAGGGCTGATGTATGGGTGTGGCAGCTTGATTTTAGGAAATTGATAGTTGCCACTAAACAAGTCTTTAAGTGCACCAACTACATTGCCTACAATCTCTATAAGTTTCTGTATTATTTCTATTGCCTTGCTAATTGCTTTGCCTATAATTGCCATACAAGTTGAGATGGCATCACCTACTGCTTTCCAGTCAACCTTACTTGCAAAGTCTGCAATGGCTTCAGTGATCTGGGCAATAACTGGTGCAAGGTATACACCAATTTGATTTTTGGCAGCTTCCATAGCCTTGCTTGCTCTTTGCATGGCATCATCTGTATCACCTAATGCTTCAAGGGTTTCAGTATCTAACACATAACCCATGTTGTGGGCTTCTTCAGCATAGTTTGCCAGCTCCTCACTGCCCACTGCTATAAGTGGGTTTAAGTCCATAGCACTCTTGCCAAAGATGCTCATTGAAAGGGCATCTCTTTCTGTAGCGTTTTCAACACCACCAAGTTTGTCTATTGCTTCAGCAAAAACTTCATTGGCATCTCTCATGCTACCATCAGCATTGGTAACATCAATGCCTAACTGCTCAAAAGCGTTATAAGCATCTCCAGTGCCTTTTGTTGCACTTTGCATGCTCTTGGTTAGTTTAGTTATAGAGCCGGTTATGGTTTCTAATGATGTATCAGTCAGCTCACTCATATACCTAAACTCTTGGATGGCTTCAGTAGTCATCCCATACTGAGTGCTGAGCTGTAAAACCTCATCAGCATATCCTGCTGTATCTTTGCCCAAGTTCCATATCTGTGTTGCTAACTCTTTAGCACCAGTGATCATTGCTTTAAATACATCAGCAGTTACTAATGCTTTAAGTGTTTCTGTAAATTGAGATGTACCACTTTCTGCACCTTTTAAAGCACTTTCTGTTTCTTTCAGGTCAGTTTTATAGTTGCTCAGTTTCTGCCTTGTGGCTTCTATCTCTCTTGTAAGTGCTTTCTGTTGCTCTGTCATGTTGCCATTAGGGTCTTTAGGCAGAGCTTTCAGCATCTTCTCTTCTTCTTTTAATCTATCCTCAGTGAGTTTGATGGCTTCATTGAGGTATGCTTGTTTTTGCCCTAATAGCTCAACGTTTTTAGGGTCTAACTTTAATAACTTGTTAACATCTTTTAGGTTTTTATCTACTTCACTACATTGCTTAGTAACAGTTTTAAAGGCTTCTGTGACCTCACTAAAGTCTGCTCCTAGCTCAATAGTTATACCTCTAATTCTTGTATTAGCCATTACTTAACCCCTTTCTAGAAAGCATTAAAGTCACTCTGTGTGGCTATTGTATTGTACTCAGCACTGTCATTAAACTTTTCTATCAGCATGTCTTGTATCATGCCATAGGTTAGGTTATCCATGTCTTGATCTGATAACCCTAGCTCAGTACACCTCAACAAATATAGTGCTGTTGTATTTTCTCTATCTGTTGAGGGTATTACTTTTTTGGTGTTGCTAATTGCACCTCATTACCTCTCCAAGCTGCAATAATCTGTGGCATGGCAATATAGATGGCTTGTGGGTCATCAAACCCATCTAACCAGTCATCAATATCACCTATGGTGTTGTCATACTGCTTAGCCATGATGTAGCCCAATCTCTCTATTGTGCCAAAGTCAAACTCATCATCAATCTGCCCATTTTTTTTGTCAGTATGCGTGTATAAATCTCTAATATCTCTCAGTAAATCTCTGCCAAAGTACTCTCTGTATCTTTTTGGTGTGTTACCGGTTACTTTCAAAATTACTTCTTTATTATCTATTGTTATGGTTTGTATCATTTCTCTCTCCTATCAAAAGAAAGGTGTGAGCTAAAAAGCCCACACCTAACTAATTAAAATGTTGGTTGCTGTACAGTACTAAACCAGTTAGTATACTGTGTACTGCTTGTATCATCCAGCTTAGTAGATGCCTTAACTACATTATCATTAAGTCTTGGTGTAGCCTTAAGATTGATTGTTTCAGTGACTGGCTCAATAGATGTGCCAGTTGTCTGTGAAGCTGTTGCAGGTCTTGTAGCCTTGCAGTTATAAAAAACATGACGTCTTGCATTGTTATCACCTTCAAACTGGAATAATAACGCAAAGGCTGAAGGCTGTGCATCTGCTTTCTCAATCAGTAAGTTATTGTTATCTAAAACATAGCCTAAGCAGTCCTTTTTAAAGTCATCACTGACAATAGCCAATTCCAGGTCACCCTCATAACCGTTATTGCTATAAGTGACCCAGTAGTCAACATTATCAGCTCTGAAAGTTGTCTGCTCTCCATCAGCGTTTAAGTTTAAACTTACAGCACCTACTAATGCTTTAGGGTTTGCATAAGAGTAAGTATACTGCCCAGTAGTAGTTACAAGCGTTTCTGTTGCCTTACTGTAGTATACCTTGCTCAACCCAAACTTCACCTTGTTGGTTGCCATTAAAAATTACCTCACTTTCAAAAGTTACTCTGTATAACTGATCTGATGTGATTACATCATTGGTCACAGTGTATACAATGTTGTGTGATTTTAAAACATCTTCTACTGCCACAGCCACTGTAAAGTCAATATCCATCAGCTCCATATATAACTCTATGGTCAGCCTTCTAACATCAACATAGTTTTGGTTGTCAGCAATAAAATCATCACTTCCTGGAAAGAAATAAATAAGATAAGGTAAAGATGGTACAGAGCCTATTGGATAAGAATAGTAGCAAAAATCTAAGCCAGTTTCACTTAACATTGTCGCAATATCGTTTAATGTCATTTTTTCAACTTCTCCTCTACTTTTTGCTCTAATAAATCACAAGCATACTCTTCAGCTCTGTCAATATGACCATCACCAGGCACTCTACCACCACCCCTTTTAGCATGCCCAGTGTTGAGCAAGTGGGTAAGCTGCCAATCTGTTTCATTGTAAAACACAACTGAGCTGCTATCCCATCTTGTGGTTTCCATCTTCTTTCTCCATCCTTTTCTGTAACTGCCAGTAAGTACTGGTGATACAGCCTTAAGGTTTCTCAAAGTGTCATTAGAGGTTTCAAGTATTGCAAGGTTTAAATCTGTCCTTATCTCCTCACCATACTCTTCTAATAACCGTTTGAAGTTTGCATATAAATCATGTTGTGGCATTATAATCTGCACCCTTTCTGTATTCTGTATACAGCTCAATGCTGTCATCTCTGCCCTCATAAGTCCTATACACATAGTAAAGTATGTTGTTATACTCTATAACTTTTTCATTGTTATAGTCATACTTAAACATGGTAAAACGGTACTGAGGGTTAAGCCCATTTCTGCCACCTTCAAACCACTCTGCTCTAGTTACGCTGTCAACCTGGCAGTATACCTTTCTCTTATCTACTGTTACAGGGTTTTTCCATATACCATTGGTATCTTTGGTGCTACCATCTGCAATTAAATAGATGATGTTACTTCTATCCATTTTTACCCCCAGTTGGTGTAACCAGTAGCCATACTCAACTGTGCTTTCTGCTCATCATAACTCTTTTTCAGTCTGTCATAAGCATCAGTCTGCCCAAAGTGCATCTTACAGAAAGTGATGATGGCTAACTTGCAGATGTCATCTACTGATGATGGCACTATTACACCTGCTATGCCTAGATCAACTTTAGCAGCTTGTATAAGCATGTCTAACTCATCATTAAACTCATCAGTAGTTATCCTCAGTGCTAACTTAACATCATCTATCATTTTCTATCCCTTTCTACTTACTTTGATCTCTGTATGCTTCCCAAAAACTCCTTGTAACTACAGTGTGACCAACATGACCAAGTGTCATTGCAGGGTCACAGTAGATTTTGTAGCCACACTCTCTAGCTCTAAAGCAAAAACTTAAGTCCTCACCTACATTTCCTATAGGTGCAAACATATTATTAAAAGTGCTTTGCACACTCATAAGTACATCAGTGCCCATGAGCACACAACCAAAGCCACATCCACCTACTTCAAATAGTCCATCTTTTGGTATGTCTTTGTATTCAGTCCACTTACATACAGCATCTTCATCAATAGTAAGCTCCTCAAATAAAACTGGAGAGAAAGGGTGTGCTCTCCTAAAATACAGTCCACTAAGCATATCCAGCTTATTGTCTTGCAGGGTTTTCATCATCTTCACCAATATGTCTGGTGCAAAAGTCATATCACTGTCTAACCAAAATACATAGTCAGCACCTAACTCAATGGCTTTCTTGCCAATGTTGTTTCTGCTTGTGTAGATAAGTGAGCCTATCTCAAAAGTAACAGCACACTCACCTACTTTCTGCATCATTGCTAAGCTCTGTGCAAACTGTGCCGGTACACTATCCATACATGGCACTGCTATTAGGGTTTTCATCTCTTTCTCTCCTTCTATCCTATAAATTAGGCTTCCTTCTTAATCTGTACAAAGTGATCTGGTGCAATTACACCTAAAGCAACATACTCTCTGCCAACCACTTTTACTAAGTCCTTTTCAGCCAGTGATAAGTCATCAAACTTGATTGTGATTTCTTCACCAGCTGGGAAGTTTGCTAAAGCACCTTCAGCCAGTGAGCCAACAATGGCATAAGTAACACCAGTTGTAGCAGCTGAGTAGGCTGTAAGTGTGTTGTTAAATAATACTGGTAAACCTTCAAATACATCAATAGGGTATCCAGCTCCATACTGTGCAGACTTGAAAGCACCCCATGTTAACTTATTCATAATAATAACTGGGTCAGTTGCCTGGTCACTTAACTTGGCTAAAGCCTGAGCAATAGTATCAACTGCTGGGTTATCCTGGAGCTGTCCTACTGCAACATTAGTGCTTGGTGTATTGGTTGAAACAGTGCCACAAGCCTTAATCTTTGCAATCAGCTCATCAGCAGCTTTCTTTGCGATCTGATAAGTTAACTCATCATAGATATAATTTAAGAAGGCTTCACCTCTTAAGTCCATGACTTCATCACTAATTGAGCATTTTGTTAAGTAAGATACGTTAATTCTTACTGATGTTTTCACATCCTTCTACTTTCATAGAAGAGCAGACTATATCTTCATCCACTTTATGTGGAGCACACCACTTCGGAGCACTTGCTCCTACTCCCATATATGGGATAGTCGTTGAGCCTTCACCTTTTCGGTGCTTGGTTGCTGATTGTCCAATCTCTATTGTTTTCAAACTTTCACATCTTGGCTTATTTCATCCATCTGTTGTAGTCAATAGAGCTCTAAGGATGTCCCAGTCAGTTCAGTGTGTTTATAGTGAACCTCAAATATATGTTTGCAAGGTTATGCAAAAGCCTTGCAGGCAATCCACTTTTTGATACTTGCCGGTACCATCTCAACAATACCTAAAATCAGTTTTTCCTCAGTTGGTGCAGCTGCTCCTTCAGTGTGTACTACAGCACCATCTGCTGAGATTTCAAAGCCAACCTTCAAGTTACCCTTCATGTAGGCTTTGCGTACTCTAGCCATAATGCCTTCTCTTTCCCAAGCATTTTTAACCAGGTCATATACCAGTGTTGGTACTGGTACTACACCACTTGCATTTTCACTTAACAGTGCTCTCAGTTCCTTTTCATCACCCTTTAAGTACTCTGCATAAGCGTTGATGTACTCTTTTGAGTTTCTAATTTCTTCTACTGTCATTACTTCTCTAACCTCTTCTTTCTCCATTGTTTCAACAGTCTTGCTGTCTACTACTACTTCTTCAATCAATGCTTTTCTTGTTTCTGCATCAGCAATGATCTGAGCTTTTCTCTGCTCTAATAATTCAACTTCATTGGTGATTGCTTCCAAGTCAGCATTTTCATCATTGAGAAGGTTTGATAATTCTGCTGAGCGTGTTTCAATAGCTTCCATGCCCATTTCATTGATTTCCATATTTTACTCTCCTTTCAATGATTTAATACGCAACTCAAGGCTCTCTCTTAATGCTTTTCTCTCTTCTAGCTTTGATCTCTCCATCTCCAACTCTGTAATTACTCCATCCACATAAGCCCTAGCAGAAATACTTGTAGCATCATTGGCAGGTAAACTAACAGCACTTACATCAAACAATTTACCCACATGGGTAATTGTCCTTAAGTACTTGATCTGAGCATTACTGCTGATGTCTTGCAAGTCATCACCATCAACTGTAAAGCCAAAGCTCATCTTGTTAGTGTATCCACCTTTAATCTCCTCATAGAGTTGTCTGCCTAATGTTGTACCACCTAAGTAGGCATTGATAAGTAAACCTTTTTCAGTGTCCTTATCAAGCATTAAGGTGTTATTTGATAATCTAGCAAATACTCTGCCTTGATGGTCATACTGCATAATAACATCACTCATATCAGTACCATCAAAAGCATGTCTGTCTACCTGCTCATATACTTCAACCGGTTTATCACCAGGTATGGTATAAAGTAGGTAAGGCTCATTGTAGGTAGTAGCATATCCCTCAACTCTATATGAAGGCTCATCATTTTCAACTTCTACAATGTTAAGTTGTAAATCTCTATACTCTCTACCCTTGCTGATTTTCTCTAGTATTTTGTCCATTTTCTTCTCCTACCTTTTCACTCAGTGAGTAGTACTCACCTCTTATTACTGCTACATCACCATCTTCTACTGGTGAGTAGTTAAATAACTCTCTAATCTCATTGATTGTCAAAACACCTCTATCACCCAACTGCTGAGCCATGTTTACCTTTTCAGTTACACTCATGTACTGTAATCTGTTAGCATTTACATAAACATGGTTGCCAAAGGCTCTCTCTTTGTCAGTGTAGATGGCTCTGCTTAAGGCTTCACTCAATGAGATTGCAAAAGGCTCTATTGCTAAGTTGAAAAAAGCATCTAGCTCTGCACTGGATGCCTTACCCTGCAATACATTTTCATTTACCCCAAAGTAGTCAAAAACGTTGTTTTTTATCAGTTCCATCTGTGGTGTATCTACTGTATAAGCATTGCTTTCAATCTGCTTGATGTTGGTGTAAGTATTAGGAAATAACAATATCCCACCTTCATCTCCTAAGTTATACTCAGTAAATCTCTTTCTCTCTTCAGCCAGATCAGCAGGTGATGTGAAGTTGTTAACTTGTGCCATAAATCTGTATGTGGCACTGTTCTTTACTGCTTCTTCTATTGCTTGGTCTTGTATGCTTATCAAGTCCATTGTGCTTGCTAAAGCGTGGTTATTTTCACCAAAAAAGTCTGACCTATACTGATGCTTGCATAAGTAAGCACACCTCTCAAACTCAACTGCACCATAC